GCTGATGCATTGTATAATTTTTTAAAGTTATCACCTCCTTTGTCTAAAGCATTTGACGTTGAACCCATCATACACTTACCTATAATTCTACTACCTAACCTTAAACAAGTTTTTGTAACTCTCCAGTTGTTTAGTATATTATCAGGTCTTTCCCATTTACCACTTTCATCATGTACTAGCAGCGCTAGTTTTTCACCATCATAACTATTATCACCTGTATTTTTCCAATCAATAGTTGTATCTAACCCTTGTATATCTTCTAGCTTTTCGTTAGCTGTAATCTTTTTTCTTGTAAACTTACTAGCAGGTACTCTATACGCAAGTTCTGATTTAGGTCTATCCATACCATCTTGAATAGGTTTAAAAAAGAAAGGATAGTTTATGCTAATAGGCACTACTTTATCTGTAAACATTTTTTTAGCATCAGCACCTGTTTTAGATAATATCCCATATCTACTATCACTCGCTAATGTAGCTAAATTAACTGTTTCAGCGCTTGACATAAAAGAAAAGCCAGATCTACGGTTTTTAAGATAAGACATACCGTAACATCTTTTATCTGCTTTACAAGCCTCCCAAAATATATAAAACAATCTGTTTGCTTCTCTAAAGTCTGGAGCACCCACATCTATTTTACTCCATTGAAGATACATGTAGTGTGTACCTGTTATATAGGTTGGTTTACCATTATTAGTAAACCAAAAACCTTCTTCTCTTCTTTTAAACTCTTCGTCTATATAATCAAACCACTGTTCTTTTGATTCTTCCGGATAACTTCTCCAGTCAAATATATTTTTTAAACGATCTAGTTCTTTAGGTTGTTCAAATTTTACCCATTTATTTTTGGGGTGCACGTACACTGATTTCGGTTCAGCTGGCAACCCAATTTGCAAATTTTGAATCTCCACCACTTGTCCAATTTGTCCAGTTTTAGAGATAACCACGATATCATGTTCTTTATCATATCCATATTTCCATTTTTTAGATTTGTTAAGCCGACTA